CCTCTTGCAGCCAGATGCCACGCCAGAGACGGTAGTATTCATCCCATTGGTGGGTATAGTTGATATCTCTGTGGGTTCTCCAACCATCAAGCCTATACATTAGCCAACTAGCGAGAGCTTGGTATTGATTCTCTTTATCCATAGTTAATTATCTCAAATCTGGGTTCATAGTGTTATTTAGGGGGAATGAAAAAAAGATATAAAAACTTCCTAGGATTATACCTTAATAAGAGGTTTTTTTGCTATTAAATGGGGATAAATAGAAAAATATTCTACAACTAATGATATATTTGGTTATTTTTTTCTACCTCAACATGACCATCTAGAATCATTTTACAAATCGTCATATCAACCATCTCATTATTTGAGTGGAGTTCAGGTTCAAAATCGCCAAGCATATTGGCTATAAGCTGACAGGCAACCACATAGCGCTCTGCAATGTTATCTTCTGTACCTGAATAGACTAGAATCTCATCTATCTCTTCTTCAGTCAGATCATCAAAATCTATTTTATCCATACTAATACCCCGAAATCAGGTCTTGTGGATGCCAATCATCATCCAATTCTATCGAGTGGGCAAAATCAGCCACACTTACCTGGTCAATATAACTAAGTGCATCCAACAAGTCATCGTGGGCGAGGCGATTCGGAAAATCCATCATTTGTCCAGTAAACACCCTCCAATCCCTTTCTGGGTTGAATGTTATCTGCCCATGTTCCATCCGACCTTGCAGCGCCCAGGTGATTCTATCGTTCTTTTTCTTGCCACCGTGTCGCAGCTCAATGATACTAACCCATTTGCCCTCGGTTCTCATTTCATCTTCCAGGTAGGGTAGGATAGCGTTCCTTAAAGAGCCTGTTTCAATACCCACGGTAGCCGATTCAGCCTTAATCGCAGATTGAAGTATCTTCTTGGCTGTTTCCTTGATGTTCCACCTGCCATGGAGGATGTCTTTCACCCACCACTTATCTCGGTCTATCTTTACAATGGCTATCGCAGTCTCATCAAGCCTGGAGCGTTTTAAATTCCGTTCTTTCTCTACCGCCTCATACCCAGCAGGGTCGATAGCAATGACATAATTACCCTCTTCTGGCTCTTCATCGACCTTAAACCACTCCTCTTTAAAGATACCACCGCTAAATGTTTCAAATGAAGCCTCGAACTCTTGCCTGAATGACATAGAGGACATTGCTTTCTTGGAGGCTTCTATTTCATCAATAGGTAAAAATGGGTTATCCACGGATTGAAACTGGAAACTATCCCAATCATCATCCTCAAGTGCATCTTTATACAGATCAAAGAAGTGATTCTTGCCTGCGGGCGTGCCAATGAAGAGTGCCGAGCCACGAACATCAGCCAAAGTTGGGCGAATTATCTGTTCCCATACCTGTGGTTTCATGTTTGCGTACTCATCAAGCACCACAAAGTACAAGCCAACGCCACGGAGCGTATCTGGGCGATCACTTCCCTTGAGATATATCTTCCTACCGTTTACCAGAGTAAGAACTGCGGTATTCTCGTGGGCGGCAGCGATTAGGTCCTTGCCTAAATCCTTCAACATACCCCACATAATGTCTTTTGCCTGTTGAAAGGTGGGCGCAACATAGAATACATCCTTGGATTCGGACTGTATTGCGTTAATCAACAATAACCAGGCAGATAAATAGGACTTTCCAAACCTACGACCAGCAGCGACTATCTTAAATCGCTTCTTGGAGTTGAATATCTGCAACTGGGCAGGGTGGAGGTCAATGTTTAACTCTGCCATTTGAGTCCTTGTAGGATATGAACAATGACATCGATAGTCCAGCCATTACCTAAAGCCTTGTACCTTTGGGTGTTAGATATTCCCTCAGTATAGTTATCGCTCAAGGTTTGAAGTCTTTCGCATTCAACACAAGTGAGCTTCCTGTATGTTGGAGGTGTAACAACAACATTATCTTTTGTTACTGTGGTTAATGTACCACTTTTCTCATCCAATCTAGGTTCTAATCTTTGTTCCATTTTTAAGTCTGGGTTGTAGTCATCTCTTTTGCCTGTTTCTGGGTTAATTTTTCTACCAACGACACGACCACATAATATGTAATCACCTTGTCTACCATTCTTAACATACTCCATAGCTGATAAACTACTGGCTTTAGGTTTGTCAGAATCAATAAGACAACCAGCATCTTTATTTCTATTAACAAACCTGTCTGACATCAATGTGTAATCTTCTGGCGAATCTTCAAGAACATCTTTTAACAATGTGCCTTTATCTTCAGGCTGTTTTAATGTAACGGATGGAATATGCCCACCACCACAGGCGGCTCTGATTGTTACTGATTTACCAGTATGGATTCTAGGCTTATTCTCTTTAAATCCTCCGTAGATATTAGATAACATTGGCTCAGTAGCATCCTCTTCTAAAACATCGACTAAATCAGTCTGTTTATCCTCTGGTTGAGAGACCCCATATATGTTTGTCCAATAAAGCCGCATACGATTCTGGGCGCTTACCAAAGAACTATTAATCTTCACAGGCTGGACTTTCAAGTGTTCAGAGATGATGTCCTGAAATTCCTGTTTCATCATTACATTCTCAAGCAAGAATTTAACATCGGGGTTGAACTCCCTGCATTCTTCCAGCACCCTTACGAACTCGAAGAACAAAGCGCTTCTCGGATCATCAAAGTTAAGCTGCTTGCCTGCAAAACTGAACCCCTGGCATGGAGAACCACCAAGAATTAGGTCCACTTTTGGCAGGTTCTCGCCTTTAACATCCCTGACATCGCCAAGCTGCACGGTCAATGGATGGTTTTTGCGTGTGATTATCATGGGATACTTCTCAATTTCACTAGCTAGGTAGATGCGGGTTGTTATGCCTGCCCTTTTAAGCGCTTCCTGTCCACAGCTTATGCCATCAAACAGGCCCAGAGTTACATCCAGGTCGAAATGGGGTTCATCTATAGCGGGTGTAGTGTACAAAGAATTTCCTCACATAGTTGTTCAGGCACCTTGCTCTTTTCATAGCTATTCTTCAACCCTTGGGTGCCAGTTTTTGAACCTCTTGGTGCAGGTTCGTGGTGACAATCCCTATTGCCATTGTGACACACAGGTCTGGGTATCCATTGTTCAATGTTTGTCCAGATATCGGTAGGTTTTGCCCTTTTATCGCCATAGGTACAGTACCAAACCGTTTTCATTAGCTTTAGGTCAATAATATCCAGCTTTCTTAACAGACCTCTGGGGTTTTCAATGATGAAATATTCAGGTTCCAGTATATCTATCAACTCCAATGTCTTTTCAACCATCTTTACACCCACCTTGGCGTTTTCAGACTTGGGAGTGCGATCAATATTCCAATGCTTCATACAAGAAGATATTGAAAAGGTGGTACAAGGGGGCGATGCCCAGATTACATCGGGTCTGTATGGCATTTTATCAACATCGAAATCAAATACATCGCAGACATAGTCAATATTTTTATAGTTCTCTATGTCGGTAGTGAAGGTTCTATGCCCCATCCGTTCAGCGACCTTTGAAAACGACCTACTGCCAGCGAACAACTCTAGTACATTCATATTTCGTTGCCCCACACATCCCAGCCAGGGGTTTTTTGCCTTGCAAAGAGTTCGATGCGTGGCAGATCACCGCACAGTTCAATAATTCTATCCCTGACACAGTCTGGTTTTCTAGAATGTTCCCTTATAGGCTCATAAACCACTTGATGTACTGCAGCAGAGTACCTTTTTGGTTTGCCTTTCGTGCCAATCAAGCACACCTCGGCATTGGAGCGAGTCCACGCCCCCATTCCCCAGAAAAAGCTATCGTGATTCTTGTTCCTTTTAATCCAGGTAAAGCCACGGGTCTTGTATTCAAAACCCCACGCTTTGATCACCCCAAGACTTTGCTCAAGATGGTAGTAGGTTGTCCACATCAGCAGAATACAGTTATCAGAGGATATGTCCTTTACAGGCAAAGCGCAGATATCATCAATTTCCATGACCTTGTAGTGTGGCACTTTGGCTCTTTGCGGCAGTTTACCTTTATAACTCCAAGGAGGATCGGCATAAATGATATCGTATTTTTTATCTGGGAACTTTATTTCATTCATTTGCCACATTTACAATTACTTCATCATCGCCTTTCTGTTCAGGCTCCACCAATTCAGCCTCATCATACCCCTTGACCTTCTGCTCTATGGAGTCAATGGCGGAAACATTGATAATAACCTGTGCTTCTCCCTGTGTACGGTTGGGATCAACCGCCTTATGGACAGGCAATATCCTGTCAAGGCA